ATGAAGCCGCACCAACTCGACGATCAACGCCACGAGATGATGGAGGCGCTCTATCGCGCCAGTGGTCGCACCTGCGGCACCTACACCGGCCTGTGGCAGGAGTTCGCGCGCGATGTTGCCAGCCAACTTCCGCGACACCTAGCTACCCGGAGCTGTTCGCGAAGGTGGTCGAGCGCGATGCGACCCGACCGAATCAGTCCTAACCGAGAAGCAGGCGCAGCAGGCGATCGAGGTATGCCGGCAGCATCTACTGGGGGTCAAATGGTCATAGCCGCACAGGATCCGCAACCGCACGCTGAACATCCGGGTGACGGACGAGGAAGTAGCAATGGCGCGGCAGATCGGCAACGGCAACGCCAGCCACGGCTATCGGCTTGCTATTCGTTGGATGGCCGACCGCTCGATCAGTGGCATCCCGCTCAGCACCATGCTGCGCGCTGCTGCTGAGATGGCGGCCGACCTTGAACGCAAACCTAAGAGAGGAGCACCACGTCATGGCTGATCTGGTCAACCATCCGCCGCACTACCAAGCAGGCACCGTCGAGGCGATCGACTTCATCGAGTCGGTCATCACTGATGCGCCGCACATGGTCTTGGCATACCTGCAAGGCCAGGCGCTCAAATACATGATCCGCATGTGGTTGAAGGGCAATGCGCTCGAGGATGCCCGCAAAGCGGAGTGGTATCTGCAACGACTCATTGCCAAGATGGAGACATGCTCGACCACCTTCGCCTGAACTGGCTTGAGCGCCAAGCGCTGCGGATCCTATGCCGCAGCGATCGGATCGGCCTGCTGGTGCTCAAGCCCCACAGCTCGCGGCTGGTGTTTGTCGTGCGAGATCAGACTGATCCTGTTGACATTACGGACGCCGATGAGCCGATGACGATGCAGCTCGAGCGGTTGTATCACCAGCCGAGCTACGGAGAGGATGAGTGATCAGGTTGCACGCCGGCCGATTGCTGCTGGTGTGTGACCGCACCGATCGAAGCTGGCACGCGCGTGTGCTGCTTGGTCCAAAGGCTGAGCATCAAGTCGAGGTTGATACCGGCACCAACAGCCTGCATGATGCGTTGCTGAAGGCTGAGGCGGTCTTTCAGGCGGCGGTGGCCAGCATCAGGCCGGAGACCGCCAGCGTCATGTGCTGGGACTGCATCCAATGGGAGATGAGCACGCAGCGCTGTGATCTGCTGCTGCCGGAGAGCAAGCGAAGTGGCGGGCGCTACGCAGGTCGCTGCGACTTCTTCCAGCGGGCATTGCCGGCGGCAGACTGATAGAGGCCGTCCTGGTCGCTGTGTCCAAGCGTGAGTTCAACACGCCTATCCGTGAGCCGTGGAATGCGCCCATCCATCAATCGTTGCAGGCAATCGACAGGCACAACCGCCTGTGGTTCGACTCCGGTGATGGATGGCACCTCCAGCAGGCACAGATGCTGCGGAACTATGTGGCGGAGCTTAAAACCTGGATTCATCGTGAGGAGGCACGGCAATGCTTGGACCTGAAGTGATCAGCCGGGATGACCGCGACGGCGGTTACATCGAGACACTGCTGCCGGCCGAGAAGGGTGAGGTGTATTACCGGAGCTGCGTCGGTGGCGTGTGCCGGTATTCGAGTGACTGGTTTCAGGCTGAGATTTACCTCAATCAGATGCTGCGGCCTGGCTGAGCCATTGTGCGATCGCCCACTCACGGGAGGCTGTCCAGAACGGCTGCTGGCGATACCAGTCGAAGACTGGTTTGTGGCCTTTCTGTGAGTTGCACATCAGGCAGCAACTGACCAGGTTCTCGCGGACGGTCAGACCGCCGTGGACCTTTGGGATTACATGGTCAAGGGTGGGGCTACGGCCGAGCGGCTCGTTGCAATAGGCACAGCAGTAGTTCCACTGGAGGTGGATTTGATCGCGCGCTGATCGGCGCGTGACCAGGCGCGTCTCGTCAATGTGGTGCTGTTCCACTGAGATCGACCGGCAGGGGCATGGCTTGCACCTCGATGTCGAGGATGTCGTCGTCGCTGGGGAGGAACTCGGCGATGTGGGAGTAAATATCAGCCGGCAGCTCGTCGGGATCGGTTTCAGAGCGCACCACCAGTTTGGCGGTGATCTCCACGATGAATGCCCGCATGGGCAGAAGCCCCGGCTGGTTAAACGGTAGCGGGTGCGACCGGGACAGGCCGTGTGACGGTTTGTAAACGTGCCCTGTATCCGGGGCACCGTGCCCCATGGGCGGGGTATAGTTATCACATCAACGCACCGGACCAATGACCCGCCGCCCTTCCATCACTGACAACATGACCGCCGCTGAGCTGGCCGCATGGAAAGCTCAGATACCTTGCTCAACCCGTCGAAGTCATTGTGCTTGAGCCTGCTGCCAAGCCTGCCCGCAAGTCCCAGCGCCGAGAGTGGCAAGAGTTTCGCACCGAAACCCTTGGCATGATCGAGGCCGCCAAGCGCGAGCGCCACTTCCACATCCTCCCCCAACTGCTCCAGCGCCTCAACACAGCCAACGAGATGCTCAACAACCGGGCGCTGGCCTGACCCCCACCGGGCGCTCCAGCGCCCCTAACCTTCCTCCCATGACCTACATCCTCCGCATCGGTCCGTGGCACATCGGACCGTTCACCACGCATATTGCAGCTACTACCTTCGCGGAGCAGCACGGCTGCGATGATTACACCCTGATCCCGCTCGATGATCCAGCCGAAGCACCCGGCAAGATCTACCGGCAGCGGATGGCACCGCTGAAGAACCCGATGGTGGGCTAGCCCTTGCTGGCGGTGACGGCCAGATCGTGCTGATAGCGGCCGGTCTGCGCGTAGGAGCGTTCTGGGGTGCCGCTGACCAGTAGAAACTTCACCTGACCGATCAACACGCCCGGCCACATCGGTAGCGAGTGGTGCTGCCGGTTGTTGCGCAGCTCCAGCGTGGGGCGGCCTGCAGTATCCCGGATCAAACCATCCGGCCTCGGCGTGGTCCCATCCTTCCCGAGCGCGACTCGACTTGAGTACGAACTGAGCACCAACATGATCGTGGAGGTGGAAGATTTCCTGTGTTTCAGCTAGGAACCATTCGCCCGGATGGATCAGGAACGGCTGTCTCGCGGCTGTATTCACAGCAGGCCAACGATCTGCAGGTCGGGACCATCTTCCTGCTCGATCATGATGCGATCGCCTAGGCGCACGTCGATGACTGGCTGGGTTTAGCAGCTCGTCGCGGTAAGGACGCGACCATCGCGTGCTGCTGGCACAGGCGACGGATTTCATGATCAGGTAGCAGCATCAGGCGTAGTCCCAGCGCCGGCGTTGCTTATCAGGCGCGGCGGCCGAGATGAATGAAGGCCGGTGCAGCGTAGCCGAGGCTATGCGGCCAGTTGTCATCGCACCACTTCTCGACAGCTTTCATGTCGGCGCCATCGATCACGAAGTCCACTGCACCGACACCTGGCGCGGAATAAAGGTGCTCGCTGTTGCTCGCGCCACCCGACTGTAGGCATTGATCGCTGCTGCGCCTGTAGCCCGAGGTGATGATGACGCCCTTGCCGCCAAACCGTTGCCGCACCCGCTCGAGGAATGCCGCCAGCTCCGCTGCGGTGTCTACCTGGTATTGATGGCGGAAGCGCCTGGCCTCCTGATCCAGGGCGAACTCACCAAGCCGGATGTGTGGCGTGATGCGCGCGCTGAAGGATGAGTCAGGCGTCAGCCTGGCCGGCTCCTGCTGCACCTTCGGGCGATGGTCGCCCCACAGCTCACCTTCGGCCTTGCGGCGCCGTAGCAGGCCAGCCTCGACGTTGGTGCCGGGGTTGCGGTACAGCTCCATGGCTTTGGGCACCTTGTCCCATGCCTGCTCGCGCAGCACCTTGCTGATCGTCTCAAAGCCCGATGTGCCGTAGAAGTCAGCACCGAGGTTGTAGGCAAAGCTGACCAGCGCCGATCGCTGGTTGTCATCCATCACCTTCCAGTGGGGGATGGCCGCGGCCAGCTTCTCAGCGATCCGATCGATCTCAAGGCGGAGCAGCATATCGGCCTCGATGATCGTGATCTTGTCACCCTGCTTGACCGGAGTGCCGCCGCTATAGCGGGTGGTGCCATAGCCGATCGTCCATGGTGCGCCGCCACTGAGCGGATCAGGGTAGGCGGAGAGGTGAACGCCCTCGAACTGCTTGATCAGGTTGATGGCAGCCGATAGGTCGATCTGCTTGCCATCCTGCGACCAAGCCTCGAACCACGGCCGATCACGCCGCATCGCCTGCTGGTAGCCATTGGCGGCCAGATCCTGCTCGAGCAGGCTGATCGCTGCAGCCTGATGGGGTAGAGCCTTGTAGTACCTGAACAGAGCTTGCAGCGTGATCGGTGCCGTGTTGGCCATATCAGCGGCGCTTCGGGAACATGAGTCTTCAGCGCCTGCAGCAGCAGCTGCACCCAGCTATTGGACTTCAACGGAGCTGATGGCAATGATCTCGCGAGCCAGCCGCCACGATGATGGCGATCACGGCAATGGTTTCGGCACTCATCTGATTGGTGACGCTGTGCTCAGGTTACCGCCGCATTTCAAGGGCGCGCACCCTACGGTCGAGATCATTCAGCTCGGCGCGTGCATCGATCTTCAGTTCTTCCAGATTCTTTGCGATTTGCGTGATCGTTGCCTCGATCCTTGCGGACTGAATTTGCATCGAGATCAACAGGCCGCCGATGGCCACCATGCCAGTAGCGATAGCAGCCGGCAGGGCGCGTGAGAACACCTCCCCCACGCTGTCATGTTGGTCGCTCACCGGCACCACCAGGCTCAAATCCATGGTAGCGATCGAATGGGTCTGACCTGCCGCTGGTGATTGCCACCGCGCGGCGGTAGTAGTGGTTATCGGTAGCCCCGACACGCTCGAGGTGGTCGCGGATCTTGCGCCAATTTGCGAGCGTATCGGAGTCCATTACCTGCCTTGGCCTCTTAGTGGTTTGCGGCCGCGGCGGCGTGGGCGTGATGTGCTGCCCGTAACCCTTGCCGCGTGGTCTTCGGTGGACCAGGTTGATGCTCAACGCGAGCGTGTGCCCTCGGTCTCGCCGCGAGTCTTGGCCCCATCAGAGTCCCAGCAGGTCCCTTCACCTCCATCCACGGTCAACCCAGCAGCTCGGCCGAACTTTTCAGCAGCGGTCGGCTCAGCCACCGGCTCGGGCTCCGGTGCAGGCTCGGGGCGTCGCCAGCTTCCAGCCACGCCACATAGGCGGGCGTACTCTGGGTGTTGTGCGTGGTCCGGGGTGGGATCCAAACGCAATCAGCAACGCGAAGGATCGAGTCGCAGGCAGTGAGTTGATAGCTCATGGAAAGTTACAGCTCTGCTGAAAGGGCAATAAAGTTGCCACCGTTTGTGGAAATCTGGTTTCTTCCTGTTACCACTGCAAAGTTAATTCCTCCTGTGAAGCCAGTTACATTAGTCCAAAAAGAAGTTCCACCTGTAGAAGTAAAGTTTGCCAACACGGGGCTTGCGGTACTAATGTCTGAGGTATTGAAGTCTAAAAGCTGCAGTAACGCCGCTGTAAATACTGCCGCTTGGAGTGGCACGCATAGGCACAACGCATTTTCTCGGTAATTGCAATCATTGTTGTTCCCTCAAAATTACCAAACGACCCGCTGCCGGCTACTGAAAATACCTCTGACAGAATGCCAGCTCCTGCCCGTAGCTCCTGCGCTCAAACGGTGTGGCGACGGTGCCAGCTTTGAACTGCACGCCGGTGATGTAGAACGTTGCGCCGTTGGTGCCGACCACGGAGGTTGCGCCGGTGGCGGAGAACCGCTCAACGGATCCCCATGCGCCAGCAGTTCCAGACAAGGACGATCCAACGCCTAGACCAAACCGAAGCAGCAGACCAATGCCGTTATTGGTCACCCATGTGCCGGTAGTATCACCAGGAATTACAAGGGTTTTCTTTGCTCAGGTATTTGCAGAAGCGACTGTGTAGCTAAAGGGGTAATAACGGGTTGCTGAACTGTTGCCGACGGGCTTTCGACGAAAGGTTCCGGTCAGGCTTGAGCGCACCCAAAAGCTAACCGTAACGTTTTGCGCTGATGCTGTGCCCCAAGCTAAATCCGCAACGTTGAACCCTTCAATAGGTTGCGTGATCATGAAATAATCAGACGCGCCAACCGTATAAGCAGAGGTTGACGTAAACAGCATTGAATCGCTGACGTATCTGGAGCTGTAGAACTTTGCTGCGTTGTTAATTTGCCAGTCTGAGAATTTTGAAAATACCAGCGATCGAGGGTGAAGCCTGTTGTTCGGCGTCACGCTCGCCCCAGCGTTTCTCTGATCAATCCGCATATCCCCTGTTGATGATGCGGTTCCTGAGCCCCACTGAGCGGTCCACCGTTGAGGCTGCTGAGCGTGGCGGCTGCGGTGCCATCCGATGCCAGCGTGATCGCTGGCTGATGCCGCGGAGGCGTGTTGAATGTTGGTTGTTTTTAGTCGACATGATTAGTTGACGCCTCCAATCGCAATCCAGGAAGTGGCTTCGTTGCCACTTAGGTTAAGAGACCGACCCACCCGTGGTGTAGTTGCCAATGATGGTGACACCGGTTGTGGTGATAGCGCCTATTTGAGTAGACATTATGTAACCACTTAGCGTGGTTCCTCGATAAACGCTTGCCGTGACATTAGGCGCGGCGTTGAACGCAACCGGAAACGTAATTGAGGCTGTGCCGCTTCCGTTGAAGTTGGTTACGCCCCATGCCGGCATCAGCTTGGCTCCGTTGGGGGCTACCCAAATTGCATAGTTCGCTCCAATCGTTTGAACCGGGTTCGCCCAACTCAACGCCCCCCGACCCATTGGTGCTGAGCACCTGCCCACTCGTGCCATTCCCCGTCGGCAGGGTCAGCGTGTTGCTACCCGCTACCGCCGGAGCGTCGATCTCGGTGTAGCCCGAGCTGCTGCCATTCAGTCTGATGCTCATGGGGTCACCTCCAGGGCGGCTTTGATTTCATCGGGGTCGCCGCTGCGTCGATGGCAACCTGCATGTCGGCGTATTTGTCGCGGATCAGTTGGCGACCATCCTCAGTGGCGGTCATGTCCATGCCAGGAAGTTGCAGGGAGATGATCTTGTCCAGTGGGGCAAACTCGCCAGCACGAGCAGCACGGCGATGTACGTGGGCAATGTCGTTTGCACTTATCAAGGTCATGCTCAATGCAGCAGTCGCCCATCGTCCAAGCGCCACGGAAGAAGCGATCAGAGGGGATGTCAGCTTCAAGAGATGATCTCGTAGGCGACACCTTCAGGCACATCTTTCAGTGCCAGTTCGACGGATTCAGTAGGGATGATCACCGCTACGCCGCCGTCTTCAGTTTGGTAGATGATTCTGTTCATGACGGTTAGCGGAAAACGGCGACAGTAATCGTGTCCGCATCGTTCAGGACAGAACGTCTTTGATTGCCGACAACAGATCTTATTCCGGCAGTAGTTGTATACGTTGATGAATACCCACCGGAGTTTAAGTTGGGACCGTTGTCGGACAGCAAAATAGTTGCTAAAACCACCTCCGGCATTAATCACTGTTGAATAACTACCATCCGGCAAAGAGTTGGCGAAATTCACGGTGTAATTACCAACGCCGCGATCCGTAATGCTGCTTACGTTGTAGCTAGCGCGGATTGCAACAGTGCCAGTGCCGTTAAAGTTGACCCAGGCTTTGCAGAGTTGACCCTGCTCCGTGGTGCCGATCTTGGCGTAGGTGACGGCATTTGCCGCAATGTCATCCGTGGTGATGCAGCCATCCGGCAACCCGCCTGCGCTGATGCCAGTGACTGTGCCTGAACCGTTGATCGTGATTGGCATGATTAAACCACCACCCAGGAAGCGCCTGAAGGAATCGTAACTGTGGCGCCTGAGTTGATCGTGATCGGTCCGGCGCTCATGGCGTTTTTGTTGGTGGTAAGGGTGTAGTCGGTGGTGACAGTCTGCCCGTTTTCGTAGAACACGTCATCACCACCAGCACCACTTGCACCACCAGCTGTGCCCAACTTAAGTTGCCGGCTCCATCCGATTTCAGCGCATGACCTGAAACCGTTGCATCGGCGTTCGGGCAGCGTCCAAGTGACATTCGCCGCGATGCTGCTTGCACCTTGGAAGGCAACCCAGTTGCTGCCATTAGCTGTGGCCTCACCAAAGCGCACATCGCTCTGGTTATCCATCAGCAAGTCGCCAGTCAGCGTGCCGCCTGTAGTCGGCAGGCCACCGCTCACGGTCGAGGCAATCGTGATGCTGCCTGAGCCGTTGGTGATGCTGATGCCACTACCAGCAGTCAGCGTTGATTTCGCCAGCGTGTTGCCGGTGCTATTGCCAATCAGCAGCTGACCATCCGTGTAGCCGGTCTGCCCTGTGCCACCGTCGCCAACTGCAAGCGTGCCGGTGATGCTGCTAGCACTGAGATCGACAGCCAGCTCGGTGGACTCAATCACCAAGCCGCCATTGGCCTTTAAGATCAGTCGAGAACGTTGTACCGACAAGATCAAGGCCATCACCTGCGGTGTAGGTGGTATCAGTGCTGGCAATGCTGATGCTGCCGTTGCCATTGGTGATGCTGACATTGCTGCCAGCTGTGAGTGTCGCCTTGGCCAGCGTGCCAGTCGGTCTTGCCGATCAGCAGTTGACCGTCGGTGTAGGTTGTCTGCCCTGTGCCGCCATAGCCGGTAGCGACAGCAGTGCCCTGCCACACGCCGGTGCTGATCGTGCGACGCTTGTCAGGCTGCTGCTGACAACCGGCGCTGCCCAAGCTGGTGGCGTCCAGGACTTTAGTGCCGGCAATGCGATATTCCTTGCCGCTGGCAATGTTGACGTGCTCGCTGAATGTCCACGCATCAGTGGAATCAATCCAGTTGATCGTCTTGTCGGTGGTGCCTTTGAGCGTGATGCCACCACCGTCGGCGGTCACATCAGTCGGGCTTGTGACTTGACCAACAACAATGTTCTTGTCTTCAACGATCAGGTTCTGAGTGTCGATCGTGGTGGTCGGTGCCGTTGACCGTAAGATCGCCTTGGATCGTGACTGCTGCATCGAAGGTCGCGGCGCCAGTCGACATCCAGCGTGCCGGGCACGTCGATGTTGCTCGCCCACTCAACATCCGTTCCATTGCTGCTGCGGTCTGCAGCAGTTGCCGAGCAGTGCCATCAGCCAATCTGCTGACAGGGATCTCAGCGCCAAGCCCGACCACATACGCGAGGCTTGCCCATGCCGTGGTGCCATCACCGACCTTCCAGTAGCCGGTGTCAGACTCCAGGCCGATCTCACCCGCCAGCAGCGTTGGGTTCTGCGTTGTCCAATTCGCTGCGGTGTCGCGCCTTTGCTTCTGCAGCGCGGATAGGGTGATACTCATGCTGCGCCTCCGGGGCTGATCACATAGGTGCGAGCTGGCGTGGCAGAGGCTAGACCACCATCGACAATATAGTCGCGGGCAGGGGTTGCGCCAGCCAGGCCACCATCGATGATCAGATCACTCAGATCGATCGGCTGCGTTTCAAGCTCGACTTCAACATTGAAGCGACCGCAGGAGGCATGGCTGACTACCAACGGCGCGCTGTACTTCCAAGCGTAATCCGATAGCAATGGCACAGGCGGTGTTGCCATGCCGTTCCACGTCTCAGTGGATAGAAAGAAGATGTCGTAGGTGCCTTGCCGGTCCAGGTAATGCGCTTTCAACAGCAGGAAGTCGGCCTCGATCAAGTTGAGGTAGCTCAACTGCAGGCTCTGACCGATGCGCCGATTGCCTGCGCCTGAAATCCATCGCTCATGCCACTGAGCGAGGTCTGCCGTGCCTGCGGCGTGTTGCCTGGGGGTGAAGACCCGAGTCGAGGGGATCAGAGCTGGATATGTCATGGCGCGATCTCCGAGATCAACTCCACATCCACGTTGTAGGCGAGCGGTGCAGCCTGATCAATGCTGATCTCACTGGCGTACCGCCACTCATAGGTGGTTGTGATCGGCGCCGTGGTGAAGCCGGTCCAGACGATAGCCGGCAGATCAAACGTCAGCAAGGTACCCTCTTGGCCGTTGTAATGATCCAGGATCAGGGTACATATTGGCCTCGCTGAGATAGGTGAAGCCCAGCTTGAGCAGCTGATTCACACGATTCGTGCCTTGCAAGAATCTGACCGTGGCGCCACTGGTGCCGGTGTAGACCAGCTGCGGATAGTCACCGAAGCTGATCTGACGGCTGGCGGGTTCAAGCGTCGGGAAGGTAGCCGTCAGATCACCTCGAACGTGCCACTGACCACTTCAGTGCTGATTCTGGCAATGTCACTGCCATCAACCGGAAACTGCGTTGCACTGATCGTCGAGACACCGGCGCTGCTGTGCTTCACGTTGGTCACCTGATACCACTCAATCTCGCTGCGGTTGTCGCCACGACTGTTGATGCGTTGCCGCTCCACCTTGATGATCTGCGTCGGGATCAAGCTGGTGGTGAGCAATGCCGTGGAGAAGCTGATGGTGTGGACTGAATACTTGCGCCGCGCCAGCTCATACTTGCCATAGAGCGTGGCATGAGCGGCTGAGGTGCAGAAGTCAGTCATGTCATATTGCTGCGTTGGCGCATTGGCATCAGTGCCGGGGTATCGCACCGTGGTGGTCCGCTGGATGCCGATGGTGAGCGGATCAGCCTCGCGCCAGACCAGTGAGACGTTCACCGCTCGTCGCTGATCGGCGTCGAGGTATTCCTTCTGGAAGCTGCCGGGCAGGATGTCGTCTTCAGTGAATGTGAGCACCGGCGTCAGTGCCGTCACCTTGATGCCGTTGCTAGCGTTCAGAGGCGACAGCGGCTGCAGGCTATAGCGGCCATTGCTTCGACAAAGGACAGCAGGAAGTCGGGCGCAGTCTTCGCTCGATGTAGTCGATCGTCATTGACTGATTGCTCGATGATGCCGTTGAAATCAGGTGGCGTTATTGGTGCAGAAGGTCGCCAGTGTCTGCAGGTTGCTCACGTCAATCGGCGCAGCTAAGCGCGTTGGTGCTTGCCCCGCTTGCACGCTTCATCAGCGTGAACAGGTACATCGCCAAATCGACGAACTGATTGCTCAGCACCAGTGGCATAGACGCCACTCACCAATCCACCGCTGTAAAGATCGACGGTGGTGCCGTTTTCGTAGAACAGCGAGATTTGCCTAGTCGTAGTTGGATAGGAACCGGAATCCGGTGGATCGTAGATGTTACCTTCAATTTGTAGGAAGGTGATGTCGGCAAAAGTAGTGTAATCGGCTGTACTAGGCGGGCTATTGGGATTTGCGTATGGGCTGATCTGTATTTCGTCCTGTGTGCCAGTAAGGTGCCAGTGCTAGCTGGATTGGCTGGATTGACTTGATTGTTGACTGTGCCACTTCCATATACATAAGTAACCGGGCCAGTGGCGCCAAAGTTTGTGAAATAGTTTGGATCTGGTGCTGTCCAGCCTGTAGTTGGGAATCGTTGAATGGTGCCAACGGCATAACCGCCAATTATGCCTCCACCGCCGCCAATAACTGCATTGATTGTTGTAGATAGAACTGGCTGGATTGATACCTAGATATGACCAATAAGTTGATGTGACATCGTTGCCGGTTTTGTTATCGTAGACGCCAAGGCTGGCATTGGGGATTGTAATCACCGAGTTGCTTGTGTCACCCGTACCACGAGTGATCACGCTAACCACGTTGTAAAATTGACTATAATCTGACGTGCGCTCTGTGTAACCGCTGGTTCCAAAAAGTGGCTGAAGATAAGAATACGAGTTGAGATCGCAAAAGATTTTGCCACTCGTAATAGGACAGGCGTTAGGAGTCGCCTCCATTGTTGCCGCTGAGGAGTAGTAATGCGTGAGTGTGATGCTTGCAGTATCGGCCAGAAACTTAATGTTATTGGTGCCTACCCATGCGTAATGCTTGACCGGGCTGCTCACCATCTGCCCTTGACTGATCGCATACAAAAACTGCCCAACAAAGTCAATCGAGCCAGTCTTCACCAATGGTGGCTGCACCCATGTGCCGCCCACACCGCCCGTGCGCTTGCAGAAAACGATTGCGTACGGTATCACCAGCCTGTGCAACCACCTGCTGCTTGGCAATCTCTGCTTGTGGTTTCTTGCTTTTCTGAACAGCCGCATCGCTTGCTGCTGATGTAGCGCCGATTTCAGCAGCAGGTTGTGCTTTGGCTGCAGGTGGATCCACTTTGTTCCAGCCAACAATAAATTGCCGACCGGCTTGGTATTTGTAAATTGGCGCCCAACCTTCTGGCGTTAACCCGCCTCCTGCTTGCGATATTGCTCAATGGCCTGAGCAATCAGTGGCATAGGTGCCACAAACTGAGCGTTGTCGAGCAGCTTGACACAGCAGTCACCGCAAAGATGCTCGCCATCCTGCGTGACATAAGTCACCACACCATCCATCAGCTTCATGATCACGTCATCATGAACCGAACCATCGGCGCAGGTCGCGGTTATGCCAATAGCAAGGGTTGCTTCTGTCATTGCCCCTGCTGACGAATCAGCATGTCTGCCGTGATTTTACGGGTTGGCACCTGCGGCTTCAGTTTATTGATGGCAGGATTCACCTTCCAGCTCACCTGATTGTCGGTGACGCTTGCGCCCTCAATGCTGCCGATGTAGCGGCTAATCAGCTGCGCACTGGTGCCATCAAAAGAATCCTCGCCTGCATCCTGGATGTAGAGCGATGCGATCACCAAGTTGTCAGCTGCAATGGCTGCATCAGTGATGTCCACCAGGTCGGCGGCAGCTGCTGCATCAATGCTCAGATCATTGATGCTGGCTGCAGCGGTTGAGCCAAAGCCATTCACGTCAAACGCCAAATAGGCATAAGTACCTGCCACACTGGCATCAACGCTTAACGTCTGTGCCTCTTGGTAAAAGTTCTGCCACTGCCGCGTCGGTGTGCGCAGGCCACCTGACTCGACGTTGGTGCGGTCGGCGTAATACTCAAGGAAGCACATGATGTCGGTAAGCAGCCATCAGGCCATCCCCAGTGCGCTGCGCACGCTGATGTCATTGCGGATCAGGTCCAATGTCTGCTGCACGCCAAACTGCACAGCCTGGCCAAGATCCTGCGTAGTCACATAGTTCGTGCCATTCATCTGCGTGACGGGTCCAGTCTGGATGCTTACGTTCGCCGTGCTTGGCATCACCACACCACCCTCGCGAACCTGGGGATTGCAGCAGCACCACGGCGGCCAGCCATCCAGTTGGCGGCAAACCCTGCGGCCTTGGACTGCGGCACGATGTACTCCGGCTCGCCACCTTCGCCCACCATGGCAACGGTCGCTCGCGGTCACCATCCCACCTTCAGCGAAGCGGGGCAGCGTGACGGTGGGGATCGTTGGGATGCTCGGCAACTTTAACCGTGTCAATGCGGCATTAGCACCAGCAATCATTCGGTTCAGCGCCGAGTCGCGCCATTGATGCCGCGCTCGATGCCGCCGATGATACCATTGACGATGCCCTTGATCATGTTGGCCGCGGCGGTGAAGGGTGCTGCCAGCGCCTGAGCCAAGCCAGAGAACAGCGATTTGATGCCATCGACCATGGCCTTCAAGGCATTGGCGACCGGATCGATGAAGACTAGTTTGAAACCTTGTGCAGCTTTCGTCAGATAGTCACCGATCGCTTGGAACGCTGCACCGATCTGATCGCGGAAGGCATAGATGGCCACACCAGCGGCCACCAGCAGCGCAACCCAGCCGACGGGACCGCTGAAGATGCCAATCAATAGCTGGCCAAGCGGCGCCAGTGCTGCCATCAACGGCGCGATCGCACCAGCCCAGCCAGCGATCAGCGCAGGAAATCACTCACCAACGCAGCACCGATGCCGGTGAATAGTGGACCAATCAGCGTGAGCACCGAGATCAGTGCAGTGATCGCAGGTGCCAGTACGACAAACGCTGCAGTCAGACCGGCCATAATTGCCACGATGTTTTGCAAAGGAGCAGGCAGTCCGGCAAACCATTTCGCGACAGACCAGCCAGCCCCTGCGCTAGCTGCGTGATAAATGGCAGCAATGCTGTGATCGCTTGGTTCAATGGTTCCGGCGATCGATCGCGCAACAGCATTAAGCGCATCGTTGAATTTATCGGCCGCCTGTGCCATCTGCGTGTCGATGGTGGCAGCGTATTGCTCAAGCGCAGGCCGCCCCTGATTCAGCATTGGGATCAGGTTGGCGCCAGGATTTGCCGAACAGTTCCATCGCCAGCGCAGTCTTCTGCGCGCCATCAGGCATCTTCTGAAACTTATCCGCCAGGTCGAGCATGATCTGATCCATGCCACGGATCTTGCCCTGAGCATCAGTCGAGCTGATGCCGATGCTTTTCAATGCTTCATTAGCCTTCGAGGCCGGATCAACCACGCCACGAGCCAGCTTGCCCATAGCCTTGGAGACTTCTTCCACACTGCTCCCGCTATCCTTCGCAGCGGCACCAAACTTGCTCAGGTTTTCAACGCTCACACCAGTGCGTTGACTGAGATCGTTGAGGTTGTCAGCCGTATCAATGGCACGCTTGCCCAGCGCCGTCAGGCCGGCAATACCAGCCGCTGGCAGCAGGCCACCAATGCGCTACCGACGCCACCGGCGATGCCCTTCAGCCGGCCAAGTGCGCCAGCAGTCTGACCGGCTTGTTCTTCAGTGCCGCCAAGCGCCTTGTTCAGCCCAACGATCTCAGTGATGCCATCAACACTGGCCTTGATCTTGACTGCCGCATCCATGTTCAGCGCCATGGCTACTTGCTCTTTTCGTGAACGGCCTGCAGGATCTCGCCCTCAATCACCTGGATGTCTTCCAGCATGGTGGCGAGATCGGCTTCTGCCATACAGTCTAAAGGCCAGTTCAACCGCTAAATAGTCCAGTCCGATCAATCCAGCTGGACCGCTTCGCCATTGCGTCTGACAGCGCAGGAACATGGTGACAGCAGGCCACGCATCAGGCTCAACCTCGAAATACTCCGGCCGCTTCGGTAGATCAATGTCTAGACCGAAGGCTGCAGCATCATCGGCGGTCTGATCAACGACTCCGCCCTTGACCCAATAACGCGCAGCCTCGATCAGTTTTTTGTTTTCTTGCCGGCGATGCTCTCGAAGTAAGCCTCAATGATCGAGCCGGCCAAGCCAGGCACGTTCAGCAGTTCCGCCTTGCTGGTCTTGCTGTAAGGCACTTCCTCGCCTTCATCATCAACGATGCCATCCCAGCCAGCCAGCACTTCATCAGCAATCGAGATGTCGCTAATGTCGCCGTCAGCAGCTTCGCCTTTCTCCGCTGCCTTGATCCGTGCCTGTACCTCTGTCTGGATCTCGTTGATCCTCGACTGAGGTAGCCGGTTGAACTCCGCGTCAAACGATTGGCGCTCATATTTTGCCGCCATCGGTAGGGACACGGAAGCTAACCGGCCACTTGTAGGTCGCGGACTGCTTGAGGACAAATGCCATGCAGTGATCAGGTGTAGACGATGCTCACCTCATCATTGCCCGAAGTGGTCGGAACTGCAACCACCGGGATCGACAGCATCGTGATGCCGTCCTGATCGTCGTAGCTCACATCACCCAGATCGATGGTGCTGCTGCTCACCGTGATGATGTTGCCGGCTGCAGTGCCATGGGTGAACTGCAGGTTGCCCAAGCTGCTATCCGATGTGGCAGCGGTGAAGTAGTTCTTGGTGGCCAGTGCCACAGCCTCGATCATCACGGTGCCGCTCAGCTTGCGGTCGGTGATCAGAACCTCCTTGGTGCATCCCACAAGCTCGCGGTAAGCAACTTCATTGCCAAGATCAAGCTCAATCGACTGCAGGCAACCGGCATAGCTCAGCAGTTGGAAGCTGCTGGTGTTGCCGTTCTTGAAGACCAGCGGCACAGCTTGGTTGCTGTAAGTCGCGGCCGGCGAGCGCGGTGTGGTCGGTCGGGCATTGTAGATCCCGGTCATCGTGGAACTCGATGTAGGGGATATCGCCCACGGTGCCATTCAGCGTGAAGGTGCCGCGGCAGCCGGTCAGCTTATGCCGCACGCCATCCACGTTGTAGTAGATGGTGACCGAGCTGAAGCTGCTGCTCACCGGCGCATAGGTGACGCTAGTGCTGGCGACAATCGTCTCGCTAAAACCGCAAGCCTTCAGGATGCTGCCGTAAGCAGGAGCCGTGCCAGCGGTGCCGCTACCAGCCAACTCCACCTGGAAGGTAACCTCGACTCGAGTATTGGCCAGCAGCGTCTGCGAAGCACCCAGTATACGGCCGCACCAGCTCGCGCTCTACCGTGTCGCTTCCAGCGGAGTGAATCTCAAGCTCACGCACCAAGATCGCGTCGGTGCCGGCCGGGCTGCTATCGGTGCCGTAAGTTGCTTCAGCCTTGGCTAGTAGCAGGCGTTTCCGGGTCAGCAGAGCCATCGCTCAGATCCTCAAATTCAGGTTCGAAGAGTGTCGCCGGCTCTGTCCGCTCAATGAGCTTCCGCTTGCCGGTTTTGAGGTTCAGGAGGTAAGTGCCGCCCTGACCGTGGTATTCATCAATCATGATAGCCCTCATGCACTGGCGAGATTAGTCACACTGGTGCGATACCTGACCAAGTAATCACAGCTGATCACACCAGCAGGTTGGTCCGCTTCCATCAGACTCGAAGCTCCACCAGACTGTGGCTGCACGTCAATGGCATAACCACCAAGGGTCAGGTCCGCCATGATCTTGCCGTGCAGGCTTTCGACAATCGGATCAGCCACCTGATCCGGCACCGCACCACGCACGATCACAGCCACTCGCACAGTGAGCGACCAATCAAGCGTTGGCAGGCTGGTGTTCTGCTGGGCTGAATCATTGATTGGCTCGATCACCAATGCCGGGCTCTCGCCTCTGGACAGCGGCTCCACCCTGCTGCGATAGATCCTGGTGCTCACGCCAGTGGTGCCCAGCCAGCGCAGTGGCGACAGCAGCCAGAATCGACTCGCGGCGCGTTGTCATGCTGAAGCCACCGTGGACCACTGTGCAGATGATGCCAGGAATTGCCGGATGAGAGAAGGGACTGGTTTGCGCATCCTCTGCATGGATGTAGGCCAGCGGCATTGCTCGTCGCCCACATCAACTCGATGTAGTCATTGGCCACCAGCGGCAGCACGAAGTTCACGGTGCCGATCACGTTGCCAGCAGTTCCGCCATGACTAGCGGTGATGCTGAAGCGGCTGTCGCTTGCGGCCACGTCGCCGCTGCTGCCGCTGTCATTCTTCGCGCAGCCAGACATTCACATCATGGATCTGCGTGTCGCTGTTGCTGAACTGGATCGAGAAGGTGAAGCTATAAATGCCCGGATGGTCAACCGTGATCCGGCTGTTGGACACGATCCGCACGCCACGGTTGCTTAGATCCATGGAGCGCAGCAGGATTGCTGTGGGGTATTTGCAGTAGCGGTCTGCGAAGTCAGATCCCAGAAGCTGCCCCAATAGCCAGGAGCGGCGAAGTACGGCAGCTGATTCCATGCCGTTTTGCCATCGCCGATCTTTAGATTGCCGACATGCTCCTCAACGCCAGGCTCACCATGCGTTCAGTATCGGGTTCAGGCTTGTCCAATTTGCGCGGCTGTTGACCTTGAAGTTCGTCATGTCTTCTGGATCCCGAGCTGCACAAATTTGCCGTCATCGATCAGCATCGCCTCGCGCACCGTGTAGGCAACGCTATCGACGGTGATCGAGTTGCCACGGGTCAGGTTCCCAAAGTCTGAAGCCTTTGCCGTCAACGTGTAGTCAGTGCTAAGCACCATGCCGTTCGCCGAGCACCTGGCTTGGCATGTCCAGGATGCCATTAGCAGTAACGGCGCCAGCTGTGCAGCTGACGCCGAAATCTGCCAGGAAGATGTCGAGATCCTCCGTTAAGGCCATCAGCTGTACTTCGCAGAAGCCAAGCCGATCACTGCCACGGCACCAGCGCCAGTACCACCAGCCACGGTCACAGAGACCTTGACGAAGCGCTTCAGCGAGGTGACGTTGACGTAAATCTTCTGCAGCGAGGCAGTGTTCGCGGCAGGTGGTGGTGAAGGCGCCACCAGTTACGTCGGTGTAGGTGCCGCCAGAGGTGTCGGATTCGGTCAGCTTCACGGCGTAGGTCACGCCAGCGCTGCCAGCTTCGGCGTCCAGAAGCACAGCCATGTCGCCTTCATAGCCCTGCAGATCGATGGCAGAGCCGGTCGTCGGTAGCAGTCAGCAACATCGTTGCGCAGCAGACCCAGGACCGTGGTCTTGGAGCCAAGGTTGTGGATGGTCATGATTTAGCCCTCCGTCGAGGGGTAGATGGTTTAGGTGCTGGCTGAGCAATAACCTCAACCAGATCGGCCACCTTGTCGGCGACCTCAACAGCTTTCCCAATACCGATCAGGAGCTTGGCGTCCGAGGGGGAAGCCTCAATGGACTTCCCGATCCGGACCACCTGGCCTGCCAGCATCGTTTGCCGTAGGACCTTGATCAACATGATCAGAGGGTGTTGTTGCCGCGGCTGAAGGACTCGGGATGACGCACCGCGACGTCCACATCCTGCAGAGCCACCACACGCACAGTCCCGGAGGTGCTGTTGGTGTAGGGGTCGACCATGATGTCCAGGCCGGAGAAGTAGCCGATGATCAGGTCGGCGAAGTTGCCGAACCACAGATCGCCGGAGGCGACTTGGTTGGACAGCACACCGCGGTAGCCGTTCACCTCACCGTTCTCCATGATGAAGATGCCGGAGCCGGCGTCCTTCTTCGTGGTCTTGAGGTTGCCGCGCATAGCAGCGTTCATCAGGTAGACAGGGCTACCCAGCAGAGCGTTGGCGGTAGCCACGTCGCTCTCCAGTGCCACCACCTCAGCGAAGGTAGGAGCATCAGCGGCGAAGTCCTCAGTGCCGATGCCGGTGGTGTTCTTCAGACCCAGAGGCTCGCTGGAGGAGCCGGTGCCGTACAGGCCAGCAGCGTCGATCTTGAGGGCGATCACGCGAGCCAGGTCGTTGCGCACCATGTTCTCCACGTCGATGGAGGACTGGATCATCAGGCGACGGCTGAAGTCGGTATAGGCAGCGCAGGTGCGAGGGGTCAGGCTCACCTGATCCACGGTCTGCTGGGACTCGGTGGGGGAACCGGACTCAGCCACCCAGTAGGCGGTAGCAGCACCCGACTGGCGGGGGATAGCCACGTTGCCGGTCAGGCCGGTCAGCACGGTGGCGCCAGCTTGATCCAGAGCGGAAGCGTTGCGCAGCAGATCGATGAAGCTGCCAGCATCCAGCTCAGTAGCAACCAGGTTGCCGCCGGCGGTAGCGGCGCCCACGTTCAGGTCGCGGCGGAGCACTTCCTGAGGGATGGTGATACCACGGGACTGGCGGCCGAGTTTGGCGGCAGCAGCCTCGGAGGCCTCGATCTCGAACGCAGCAGCCTCACGGGCAGCGCGATCGGTGGGGTTGGCCAGGTAGTTGATGGCACGCAGGAAGGAGAAGCTGCGGCTCTCCTTCTCATTCATGCCGATGTCGGCGGCGCTCATGTTCACAGGCTCCTGATAGTTGTCGAGTTTGTCGAGCACAGCAGCACGAGCCTCGTCGATAGAGCGACCAGATTCGATGAGCTGGCGGCCGAGATCGGCCATGCCGTGCTTATCGCAGAGGGCATTGATGTCCGAGATGCGGGCACGCTCAGCCTCAGCGGCTTCGGCCCGCACCACGGCCAGATCGGGGGTGGTGTTTTCCATTGAAGGAATGGGATCGGGTGTTGGTGCTGCCGAAGCAGCAAGGTCTTCCGTTAGAGATCGGCCAATCCCGACACCGGGGTCAGCCGGCACCGAGACAACGCTGATCTCATATGGAGACCAGGCAGTGGCAACATAGTCACCACTGCCACGCTCCTCCATTTTGTCGATGGAGTAGCCGAACGAGACGTTCCGCAAAACGCCGTCCTTCACATCGCTCAAGACTTCTTGAGCGAAAGGATTGCGGCTGAACCGCACACGCGCATAACCTCGCCGTTTCTGGCCATCGATATACGCGCGCTCAACCACACCAATCACCTTGTCAGGATTGTGGTTGAACAGCAGCGGAGCGCCATCATTCAGCCGGCTGAGATCAGCAGCCTTGCCCTCATGGCTCAGGATCTCGTTGCCGAAGTACCGAGCCACTGGATATTCAGAGCTGAAGGGGAACTCATAGATCCGTTCCTCCACCTCATCAAACGCAGTCATCTCGCTGCGCTGATACTTGCCGGTCAGGCTGCGCAGCGCTGCGATCTTGCTCAGCGTTGAGAACTTATGGCCGACCAGCGTGTCGGTAGCTTCCCAGCCTTCATCGCCTTCGCGGTAGATCCGAATCAATGCAGCCGGATCATCAGCGCTGGCTTCAATGCTGAACTCAGTGCCGGGCACCTCAAGCTGGCCTTCACGGATCACGTTCTCGATCCGACCGCGAGCAGTGCCGCCGCTGGAATCCCACTGCACAAAGTCGCCCTCGCTCAGTGCATCAGCAGCAGCACGCTGGCCTTCACCATCGCCCGTGGCTTCCTCGAACTCGATCGGATCGAAGTCATGCTCGGCCAACCACGCCCGCGCCTCAGCCGGCGTGAACTGCGAACTACGGAACCGGATCGCCTGGATCTCAGCTGGTGCCTTCCTTGATCCCGTAGATGAAGTCAATGCCTGGGCCGCCCGCATCGTTCTCTCGACGCAACGAGTCGTATTGATCGGGATCTTTCAACCGAGCAGCGTGCTCGTTCGGATAGGGGCGCCCTAAGTCCACAGCGCTTCGTTCTTGTAATGCCTTGATTCTATCGGCCTTCGCAGTAGACCAACTCTGCCCAGGATCTCCACCCCACGCTGCCCATGCAACGCGCCCCGGTGATGGGTAACCATCTTCTCCAGGACTGAATCCTTCGCCCTGCTTGTCCACCTCATGGCGTGCAAACCATGCCGCCATCGTGATCACCGTGTCAGGCGCTCAACTCATCGCCGCTCAGGATTTGCCCCGCGCGCGTAGCTGCCACCTCAGTGCCGCCTGCATTGGCCTTCAGCCTTCCAGTCCCGATACCGCTGCGCCTCTTCACGTCATCCCATCGGTCGGCATCAGGTCAATCTGCTCTCCGTTGATCGTTGGCCATCAATCCTCCGGCGCCTCAGCTCGGATCCTCAAGCACTGATTCAGCTCCTCGTACTCCTCCTCCTCTATCAGGTGGCTTCGGTTGTCCTCAAACGCCGGCGCCGCGCCCATCGCTCAGCGGCGCCTGCACAGATCCGCCCTCAGTCACCTCGCTCGGATCGGTATCCGTACCACGATGTCCATCTCATCGAGCATCGCCAGCTCAGCCTGACGTGCCACCAGCACATCCTCCAGGTCGCCGCCTTGCTCAGCGATCACCTGGCCGAGCGTCTTGAAGCCACACCGCACTGCAGTCTTGTACGCATCAACCTCACGTCTGCGGATCCACCCACTCCCAGCTCCGCGGCACCCACCTGCTAGCGCGATAGCGGTCAGGGTTGGTCTCATAGCCCGGCAAGCTTCAACGCACCGCTCAAGCACCGCCATCTCAAGCCATGCCTCAAACACCGGCTGATGGAAGTTCTCGATCATGTACCGCTGCAGCACCCGATAGGTGTCGCGCTCCTCAAGCAGGCTCAGCCGGCTGCTGCTGTAGTTGCTCTCCGAGAAGTTCTTGCTGATGCTCTCGAAGCTCACGCCCACGCCAGCCGCCACCGCGCGCAGCATCGACCGGGTGAACGGCTCAAGCTGGCCGTCCGGGACTGTTCAGGTCCGGCACCGTCACGCTTTCGCCCGGCTGCCAGATACTTGAACACACCCAGGCTGGAACTCGCTCACCCGCTCGCCTTGATCCACCTCATCACCAACCAGCTCGCCCTCGGGGCTGCTGATGAAGCCCATCAGCGCACTGCTCGCCCGAGCACGCACCACCTCGGCCTCCTCATAGCCCTGCAGCATGTGAAGCCGCATCAGCGCCGACGCAAACCACGTCACGCCCCTGGTCTGCCCTGGCCGCTCCGGTAGGAACAGATGGATCACCTCATCAGCAGGCACCCGGATCCGGCGAGCAGTCGTTCGAGCATTGCCCGCATAGGTGTCGCCAGGATGGTTCGCATAGAAGTGGTAAGCCTGCGGCCGCAGGTAGCTGTCCACCTCGATGCCCATCCGCACCGTGTTGCCATCCCTGGCCTGCGGCACATCATCATCAATCAGGTAATCCGCCTCAAGCACCTGCAGCGCGAACGGCACTTTGCTATCGCCGAACGGCCGGCGGATCATCCTGATGAACACCTCGCCAGACTCCGCCAAGCTGCGCACCAGCAGGCGTTCCATATCGTGGAAACCCAGCAGGCCGCTCACATCGCAGCGGCTCTTGTGCATCCACTTCTCCCATGCCTCGTGGATCTGGCCGTTGATGGCCTCATCCAACTTGCCGCCACGCAGCATCCGCACCTGCCCCTGGTGCCTGATGCCATGCCCGATCACGTTGTTCTGGATCGCGCGCACCGCCTGCCGCGCGTAGTCGTTATCGCGCACAACTGCCGCGCACGGTTGCGCAGGCTCTTGAAGCTCGACTTGATCTCGCTGTCGGCGCTTGTGCCACTGGTCACCCAGTCAGCCGTCAGCCTGCTAACCCTCGCGCCTTGATACGCACGCCGCTGCGGTCGCGTCGGCTCGAATCCCATTGCCTTGAACAGCCGCGTGCGTAATCCCATCAGAACCTCACGAACAGATTGTGCGGGATTGCCCAGACCATTGGCAATCAGCTCAGCCATCTGCTCACGCTTCACGTCAGCCTTCAGCTTGCCTTCAAGCTGCAGCAAGTCCGCTAAATCGTACTTGCTCAAACTCCGGTTGCCGATCGTGTACTGCTTGACTACACCACCAGAGACGATCGCGCGGATCGCAGCCTGCACCGCGTCAAGATCCTTCTGCGCCTGGCTCCGTCCATCAACAGCGCCAGGCGCACCTGAATAGCTCAGCGCCGCCAGCACCTCAAGCTGGCCGGCACCCAGCGTCACCTTCTCAGTGCCATAGGTTGCCAGCGCCTGCCAATACCAATCACCAGCATCAAACGCAGCACTGGTGGCCGCGGCAATCGTAAATTCCCAGCCCGTGCCATACGCACTGCCGACAACCGTTGCACCCTCGCTAGCCGTATTGGTCCGCAGGTAATACGTCAGCGTCCAGCTCGCGCTGCGTGATCTCATTGCCCAGATTGTCCACACCCGCATCGTCGCGCCACTTGATCGTGTCGCCCGCTCTGATCTGGCGATGGAATCTTCACGGCCTCACCAGTTGCTCACGAAGCCACTAGCAGCCCCAGGGGCGGGCTGCTTCTTTGATCTTAGCGCTGGTTTCTTGCCATCTTCCAGCTCCTGCGCTAACTGCTGCCACATCGTTCCAGGATTCATCCGCCGGCTAAATATCAACATCGCCGCATAGGCATAGACCGCAACAATCCAGCGCCTCATTGCGCTCGCTTGATTTCTTCACCCATTCACGAACAGGGAAACCCTTCACATACCTGAGCGCCTGCTTCTCACTCGTCAGCTGCTTGAAGTACTCATCATCAGCAGCCATGCCGAACCGCAGCCGCATCGTCATGCCGCATCCGCCCGAACAGCGTGGTCTTGATCGTGTCGGTGCCGAGCATGATAAAGCGTCACGCCACGCTTGATCACGCGCCCGCGCCAGTTCACATCCACCTTGCTGCCCTTGCCCACCGCCGCACTGCCGCGCTTGCTGCTGCCCTTGATCGCCACCACGCCCTGCCGCACACGGTCGCGCACATACGCAGTAGGTCTCATGCGTGCAGTGGCCGCCAGAGTCCACGCACATCTGCGTGATCTTCAACTCCTTGCCGCACTCCGTCGGCCAGCCGGTAGCCAGCACCTGATCCAACTGCCCCCACACCTCCGCCTGCGTTGGGTCACCCATCAGCTCCTGGTGCCACACCAGCCAACCCACCTGCCGGTCGCCCCATCCCCACACGCTCACCGCCAGTCGGTTGTCCTGCACGTCCACCCCGGCTGTGAGTAGCACCACCCCATCTGGGCATGTGCCCGACTCATACGCCAACCGCTTGGCCATCAGGCCATCGGCGCTCACCTTGCTCGCATAATCCTCCTCCCACGTCTCCGCCAGCCGGGTGTTCACGAACGACTTCAGCATCGGCGCATCAGCCTTCGCTCGCAGGAAGTCATCCACCATGTCCGCCCAGCTCAGCCAACCCAGCGGGCTAGTACAGACCCACTCAGCTGGAAGCCAGCCGTCTTGCCATCGCTCGGCGCTGTCGCACGCCACTCGCCCTGCCGCAGCATCGCCGGCTTGTGGATCTCAGCGAACCGCTCACCGCAATGCTCACACTCATAAACCGCCGTGCTCGGATCATTGCCCTCCCACTTCAGCTGCGGCCACTTCAGCCATTGCATCTCACCGCAACACGGACACGGCACATAGAACCGCCGCTGATCGCTTCGCAGATACTCCGCCTCAATCCGGCTGAAGTCCTTCACAGTTGGCGTGCTCGTCAGCAGGATCTTGCGCCGCGCAAACGTGGTCGCCGCTTCTCCGCCAAACTCACCGGATCGCCCTCGCCATCCACGTCAGCCGGGAACGCATCCACCTCATCCATGAAGATGTAGCGACACGGCGTAGAGCGCAGCCCCGTCGCGCTGTTTGCTCCGGTCAGCAGCAGCAGGCCACCGGGAAACTCCTTGCTGAACATCGTGTTGCCAGAATCCCGCGCCCTGGCAGGTGCAATCTTCTCCGCTAAACAAGGCGTCTCTGTAATTAAAGATTCAAGCCGTTGCTTTGATAACCGCTTCGCCATCTCAACCGTCGGCTGTATCGCACAGCAGCGGATCCAGGAGCATGGGCGATGACGTACCCGAGCCAGTTGCTGCCCGCTTCCGTCTTGCCCGTCTGCGCCGCGAACATCATCACCACCCGCTGCACATGTGCTGGTGCTGCTCAAGCTAATCCATCGGCTCCCGCAAGTAAGGAGTCCTTCCCGTCCGCCATGGTCCAGGCTCCGCTGATGCCTTGCTGCTCAACCGTCCGGTGCTCGTCAGCCCATTCGCTCACCGTCAGCGCACGCTCAGGCCGCAGCCCTTCCATGAAGCTAGCGCGCCAGACGCTCATGTTTCCACCTCCACCAGCGCCATCAACGCATCACGGTGCTCCTCACTCAGCAGCTGATGAATCACCACCGGATCAGTCTCGCCAGCCAGTTGATGGCTCAACCGATCCGCCAAATTCGCCAGCGCCTCACGCACGCTCCGCCCCACCTGGAATGCGCTTCTTCTTCACCTCATCAGCTGGCACCAACTCACCGCGCTGTTGCGTCACCTGCAGCTTCGCCAGCTCCGCCTGATAGTGCTCACGCCGCGCCCTGCTCTCATTCAGCTCCGGGATCGCATCATCAGGCAGCGCATTGACGCGCGCTCTCAACTCACGCTCGTCAGCCGGTGGTGGCACCTCCACATCATCCGGCTCATCCACGATCGCGTTGTTGTTCTTCAGCGTGTTCTTCCGCCATAACTCCAACGCCAAGTCACGATCAAGCCACTTCTTCCCGTCCTTCTCAACCACTGCGCCAGCGATCCTGCTCTTGCACGCATGGGTCACAGCACCCTTGCTGCAACCCTTGATGTACGCAAACTCGCTAAACGTGACGAGCAAAAGTTGAAAGCCACTAATCTCTCTAAACCGATACTAAACCGCACTAAACTGCCTTTAGGGGATCTCGTTTTAAGTCTCGGTAAGATCCCTTGCGGCGCAAGGCTTTAGAGCGTTTTGCCGCTGACGCTAGCGAATAGTCGCGCCGTTCGTGACGACCAGCAATACGTAACTGAACGAGTAACATCGCCAAACATTTACCATCGTCAGGGGCGCTTTGATCATGGAGACGTGGTTGCCACTTCAGGGGCGTTCACGCCCTGGTCTACTTAAAAGGATGATGGTGCTGTTACCTCAGGCGTGCTGGTGCGTTTACTTCAGGCCTGGTGGCACTGTTCCTTCAGGGGTGGTGGTGCCGTTCCTTCAAGCGTGGTGGTCTCATCACATGAGGCATGCTAGGGGCGGTCGTGCTGTGATATTAAGGGCGCTACATCAAAACGCATACGTGGCCAAATTGTCTCCCTGCCTCCCCAAAAGCCTCACTTAGCAAACTGTGTAACGTTGAGAATTAGGCCTCCCATGCATGATCGGCAAGCCTTGACGCGGTCCTTCCTGCAGGATCATCTCGGACTACGGCCAGGCAAATTCATTCAGTTGTAGATTAGCGGATTGGTGTTCAGGGGAAAGAAGATAATGAGGATGAAATCATACTATCCAGGTGTGCCACTTAAGCTCTTCCATGGCCAGGACTTACCCCCAAAGACGATTGCATGATAGCTTATATTTGCAATACTACGCAAGACTTGAATCTCCCCTCGCGGTGTTAAGTTGCATTCTCTTGCACTCTCAACATTGGTGACCTGGTCACCAACAAAGCAGCCAACTGGAGGCTTGCAAGACCTATCTGATGTACCAAAACGTCAGAATGGATATCCTATGAATGGCTGAGCATACCTACACTCAAAGCATACCCGGCCAATGGACCCAAGATGACTGAAGCTTGAGCGCTTTCAAAGTTGGGAGGGATGGAAACAAACAGGTAGGGTACGAGTCTGAAACTCCAGCAATCTTTCACACGTCTAGTCATATTCAAAGTCATATTATGGCTTGACACCCTTGCCCTGTGTTTGCCTTGCACAAGGACAGCCGATCTGGCTTGAGCTGCAGTGGAAAATAAGCGACTATTCGCCATCCAGGATCCGAACTACATTCATTGAGATTCAAACGCAGTGTCTCGAAGAAAACCACGCTTGTCGGACTCCTGATCGTTGGTCAAACAGAGGCCTCCGGATCTATGTCACGGTTTGTGGAAAATGAGGGTAAACCGTGAGATCCATTGTATTCAATGTTACAACCTCAGCTTAGCTTTCATTCCCCAAACGGATGCAATTCACTTGCGGTTGGGGCTCATGTCTCCATGGCGAGAACGTCTACTATTGTACTTGAACGTCGACGCTCAAAAGTACTCAAGAAGTTGTTGCTAAAGAAAGAATAGAAGGAGACAAGGAAAACGAAGGAGCAGGAAAGTCTTCAGCCTGTCTAGAACAGTGAGGAAGGCAGTGAGGCGCACCACATTTGGCAGTGAGCGCAGCTGCAGACTCCCCCTGCCCTGGAGGATGAACCGACGCACTGAAGCGCCAGCTCTGGTGGAACAACTGAAGTTAACTTCATCTGTCATGATTAGCAATACGAAACTTACCAGCGCCTGACATAAGCCTTATCGCCGCCGATACGCCGACAAGGCCTGGGTGATGACTGGATCCATGAACTGGACCAACACCAATATCAATAATGACCTGAACAACCTGCTTTTCATCCAGGATCAGTCGCTGGCCAGAGCATATACCCTCGAACTGGAGGAAATGTGGGGTAGTGCAGGAGATACCCCGATGTGCAACGGAGCAGAAGCAGCTCTGCCAAGCGGGATAACACCCCGCACCGGTTCATCATCGGCGACGTGCCAGTGGAACTTTGGTTTTCCCCTTCCGACAGAACAACCAGTAAAATTGTAA